AATCTTTTAACTGCTTGATAACCAGTGTTAAAATAAGCTCTAGAAGAATTTGATTCTTTAATTATTGCTTTATCATTTTCAAGAACAATATCTGCTTTGGCTTTGCCGAAAGTACCATCTACATAAAAACTTTTGGCATCATTAATAAAACTTTTACCTGAATTCATTCTTACATTAAATATATAAAGTAAGAATTTCGCAGAAGCATTTCCCTTTTCACCAGTTTCAAAAACAACAGCCCTTACATTAGCTTTACCTACTTCACTACCAGAAGGTGCAGAAGTTGAACCCTCATATTCAGAAATACTGTTTTGTGGCTGATCATATATTGAAATTTCTTGTAGTGTTTCAGTATCAAAAGCACCAACTAATTCATCAACAAATACATAGTTTCCGTAATTACCAGTTAGTATTTGGTTTTGTACATAATCGGTTGTTGATGCTTTAGTAGCTTGTAATTTTGTAGCTCCGACTTTTTCTACTCTAAAACCTCTTATAGATGCAATACCAGAAGAAACTTCGTAAAAAAATGTTTCTGTATTTGCAGCATTAACTCTTGATTCGACTCTAAAAGGTTTAATTACATAATCACCAGATTCTTCATAAGTTCTTCTTGCGATTTGTGTTTCTAACTGTGAATATTCAGGTTTATCTTTTTGTTCTGTTGGTTCATTAGCATCAAATTCAACAATAGCAAAGAAATTCTTATTATTTGCAGCATCTGTTCTAGTTTTTGAAACTAGAACAGGATTTAATTTTAATCTATGTGCTCCTGGTGCGTTTTCATTATCGTAGCCGAGAGCATTGTCTAATAGAGAAGTGTCTTGATTTTCGTTTACGATAATTTCTTCAGTATTAAAACCAACTACATAACCAGTAACATTTGCTGAAAAATCTGCTATCGTTATAGTTTGTGGGTTGACTTTAGAGAAAAACCCTTTTTGGAAAATAATACCATCGCTAACTTTTATACAATAGCTATCTCCATCTGCTTCAAATGAAGAATTACTTGTTAGAGTTGTGATTGTATCAATTAAATTATTAGCATCTAAAGAACCAAATCTAGACTGATTTGGACTATAAATATAAAGAGTATCTCCTGGAGAAAATCTATTTATATCTTCTCCAGCTGGTCCAGTTCCAGTATAGAAATAATCTAGATAAAATCTATTTGTATTCGGTTGTGTTAAAGTTAGACCATCTTTAGCAATTTTAATTGAAGCTCTTACGGCTGTGTTTGAGTCCTGAGAATTAGTTACTACATAACTTGAATCTAAATCAGAAGGTTTTAATTCTACGTTAGAAGAAAATCTATCACTCAAAGAAATATAATGAGTATTAGGGTAATATGTAATTGCAACCCCATCAACAATAGAACCATCTTTGAAGATATGATTACCAAAACGTTCTATTTGATTTTGAGTAATTGTTTGAAGTTGTGTTAACTCTCTAGCCTGTACAGCTGTAGATGGTCTGAAGAGAACTCTATGAAATCTTTTATCTTCATTATAATCGTCAAAATATGGTGGTTTGTTAAAATCAGTTTCTAAAGATGACATTTGTTTTCCTGTTTTTAATTCTTAATAAGAAGCTTAAATTCTTCAGTTTGCTCGTCAGAGCGATTAATATTATTTATATTTTCTACATAAATTGGTTTTAAATTCTTAGGATATATATCAGAAACTTCATTTATTGATATTGTAGATAAAGAATTATTACTTGAATCTTTAATATATTCTCCATCGATGAAATTTTTATCACCTACCAAATATAGTTGAGAAGTATTAGAAAAAACAACAATTCCCTTAGCATTGCTTGTGTTACCAGAAACTGTAGTACCAATAGATAAAGTGTTAGAAACTGAAACATTAGCTTTTAAAACTTGATCAAAAGTATTAGCTGTATATCTATTACCATAAGAAATAGAACCAGAAGAAACATTTGATATTAGTTCATTAGGGTTTTTTAAAATACCTATTTTGTTATACACTACATTAGAAGTCAAAATATTATTTGCTTCTGTGTTAGCAAATTGAAAGTTTATTGTTAAACCTTTTGCATTAAGTTCTATTGCTGGATCAAATCCATGCCCTCCAGGAGGCGGAACAATAGCATAAACATTAGCACCAGTACCAAAAGAATTATTACTTTGAATACTAACATTACACCAACTAATATTTGAACCAGATTCAAGCATAACAACTTCGCTTATTGTATTGCCAGAATCGCTGTTAATTACTGTATAAGCTATAGGATCAGAATCACCATCTGAATCAAAAACTACCTTCGGGCTTATGGTATATTTCGAAATACCAGGAGCAATAGTTGATACATTTATAGAGTTGTTTGAAACATAAACCCAATTTCCTTGAGAATTGGAAACATAATCTTGTACATCTAAAAGTTGAGCAGTTGATGTATCGGATGTATTATAAATGTATATTGAATTTTTTACATAATAGTCATTAATTGGTTTTGCTGTATTTTCAATTTGAATAATATAACCATTTGAACTTGAATCTATAGATAAAACATTACCACTATGGTAAGTTTCATAACCAATACCACCGTTGGATATAATAACAACATCAACGCCAGCCCTAGAAGAAGATGTTGATGATAAAGATGCATTTGTAAAGACAGGAACATAATCATCTGATGCAAACTTTTCATAATTTTTATAAGAAATAGATGTCAAATATCTCCATTTATAATTATCTGCAGTTTGAAAGGTTGAAGTTTGTGTAGGCACACTTATAGATGAAGGATCAACTGTTGATGGTGCTCCATTTGCATTATCAATACATTTATAGATATTATAATTACCACCAACTATAGAAGGTTCTGATATCACATAAAAGTTACTCAAATTATTTGATGTATTATCATATCTTGTATATACAGTATTTGTTGTCCAAATGTTTTTTTCTATTACTGGTGCTATATCATTAGTAGATAATTTTTTACCAAATATCATCAACCAATTATTTAAAAATGTATTCTCATAATCATTATTAGCTACATTTGGAACTGTATTAGAGTACTCTACTGGATTAGCAGCAAAGGCATAATAATGAGATGTATTAGATGAAATACCATTTGTAATTTCATCAAAAAGTAATTTGTAATATGGAGAAAGTAATTTACCCATTACTTACCTATAACATTAAAATAAACATCAGTAACTGTATCGTTAGCTGTTCTTATTTCTGCGCTTGTGTTATTTTGTGAGATAACAGCAGCCGTATAAGTACCAGTTGCATTACTGGTTGCTATTACAACATAAGAATTTGTAGTGTAAGCATCAGTAAATGTTACTGTACCTGTGCTACTATTTGCTGATACCGTTCCCCAATTCATTTTAAACCCATTAGGAAGATATGTATAACCATTGGCACCATCTGTTGAAGAACCTAATGTTAAAGTATTGGAGGTAACATTAGCAGAATTTACCTTTATATGAGATGAATTCGCATAAGCATTAACTGTAGAATTACCAACAAAAATATCTCCAGCTGTTATTGAAACATTAGAAGTTGAATTAGCAATATATAAAGTTGAAACACTATGAAAAGTATTTACTGTCGAATTACCAATGGCCAACGAAGCTGGTGTTAAAGTAGAAGTTGATATTGAATTAACAACTACAAAATTAGTAGAGTTAGAAGTTGAATTTACAGTAGAATTACCAATAGCTAATGATGCTGGTGTTAAAGTAGAAGTTGATGTTGAATTAACAACTACAAAATTAGTAGAGTTAGCAACAGAGTTAGCTGTTGTGTTGCCAGTAACCATACCACCAGTGTTAGAAACTACTGTATTTACTGTCGAATTACCAACAGTAACTGCACCAGTCATAGTAAATGACGTGTACATTTCATTAAAGTTATCGTTAACGATATCCATAGCATCTCTAATGGTATCTCCTGTACCATCATTTGGAGATGAACCTATATTGATTGTTTGCTGTGCCAATTTATTTCTCCTTTAAATATAATATTTATCTACCGTAACGACACTATCAGAAGTTATATTAGTTTCAGAGGTAAGCAAATACACAAAAGGATTTCTAGAATCAGAAGTTACTATAGTAGAATCAGAGGTTAAATATGTATCATCTACAGTGTATGTTTCTTCTATTCTTACACTTTCCTCTATTATAGAGCTATTGCTTTCTCCAATAAGGTATTTTAGGTATTTACCGAATAATTCAGTACCAGTATTATGGAATGTATTATAAATTATATCTTTGTATTTATTTAAAGTTCTTGCAACTTTTATCTCATAAGAATAATCTTGATAATAAAAACTATCTTGAATGTATTTATCAGAATTTAAGAAACCATCTGTAGTTTGCCAAAATCCCTTCGCTCTACCTAAACCACCTTTTTCAACTCTTCCTATTACTTCACTTACTGTGTTAAATTCTTGAAATTCTGCTTGTAATACACCACCAGAACCATTCGCGGTTATTACTCTGACATTAGGAACATTTTCGTAACCTGAACCAGCATTAACAATTGTCGCTGATGTTATTGAACCGTTACTATCAGTTGTAATATATCCATTAGCAACAATACCTGGTCTTCCGCCCGAAAAAATAATTTCTTCATTGTTTGAATAATTTGTACCACCTGACAGTATTACTAAATTATTTGAAATAGAACCATAAAGGTATGCTTTTATTATTTCACCTTCAACATATCCTTTACCTGAATCAATTGCATAAGTATCTGCTATAGAATCATTACCGATTTTAGGAAAAGCTGTTATAACTTCATTTTCTCCGTTAATACTCCCATCAATACTAAACATTTCTTCTTCATAAAATGCATATTGAGAAGGTAAAACTGTAGGAGATGCCATATATTCAGCAGAAGCTGTAGAATTTAAAGAAGGTGGTCCATATAGAACTAAAGAAGTGTTTGAACTAACTTCTTTAATTACTGCAAATTCTAATGATGAGGATAATGAAGAATTTGCTCTTAAAGCTATAACATCATCATTAGCAAATACTGATTCAAACTCTGTACTAGTTCCAGAAACAGTATTTGAAGATGTATCGTAGGAAATAGAACCTTGTAATGGTTTTGAAAGATGTGTTGATCTCACAAATACATT